CAGCTTATCGACCAGCTTTTCGACCGACGTTTCGGTACCGCCGACCGCCGCCAGCACGGGGTCGAAATCGGAATCCTTCACGACCGAATAGCCCGGTAGCCGCTCTATCGTTATCGGTTGCCAGCCTGCCCAATTTCCGGCGGGAATATCTTGGAGGTTATAGAAAACGAGCCGCGCGCCCGCCGCGCTAGAGTTAGCGGGCGCCGTAAATTCCCACGCCCACGGGCCGGATGCGTCAATCGTTTTACTGAAATTGTCTACTACAACGTCGAGTTGGTCGATAGTGACTAGCATTTGCTTTTCTAGCGCGATATAGATAAACGGAATCGTTACGCGGTAGCGCTCGCCCTTTACGATCCTAAAGCGGTTACGATCCCCCGCATGAGGTAGCGCATATACGCCCCATGCGGGCGTAGCAGCTATGTAGTTTAGAAACGTCCAATGGGGCGTACCGGGGTCGTCGCCGAGAGTGGCGTAGGCGGGGACGGTATACCATTCCGCCGCCTGCCACGGAATAGCGAAACGGTCGAGCCCCGCCAGCTTTATCACGCGGTCGACGCGCGCCGACCACGGTTCAGCGGGCGCCGTCCATGCTAGGGGTAGCTCCATGCGTGAGTAGCGGGCGAGCATGCCGACCGCCAGAACGGTTAGGCGGTCGTCGTCGAGCTGCGCGTCGGTTATGTAGCCCGTGAACCGCCGCCCCGCCTCGGTGTCGAGGGAGAGCGATTTACCGACCGTGAACGCCGCCGCTTGCGGGCGCGTGACGTCTAGCAGCGTGAGCTGCGCCGAGGATGCTTGCGCTTGCTCGTACGCGGTCGCGCGGCCCTGCCGGATAGTGACGTCTGAAAGTACGTCGTCGAGGTTAAGCGCGACGCCGCCGACGACTACCGCAACGGGCCACACCTAGCGCCCCTGCCTACGGTCGTGGCGGTCGAGGATGCGGCGGATAGCCCGGGCGGTTCCCTCGGGGTCGACGGCGCCGTACACGTTTACCGTCGTACCGCTCGACGCCCTCGACGCGGCGCCCGAGCGCTGCGACGCATAGAGCGACGGCATGGGCCCGATACCCGAGGGCGCAACCATGAACGGGCTAGGGATATGCGGCAAATTGATTGACGGCACGTGGATACGCGAGAGGGCGCCGATAAGCGATTCGACGGCATGTATCACGCCGTAGATAGCGCCCGAGATTGCCGATAGCGCGCCCGTTATGGCGCCCATTGCCGACGACGCCGCGCCGCGTACCCTGTCCCAATTCGACGCGAGCAACGCAATAGCCGCGCCGATGGGCCCGAGCCCGAGTAGCGCTATCTGCCAATGCGACGTAATCCAATTGTACGCCGTCGTCGCCGCGCTGCGGATAGCGTCAAACGCGCCCATGAGATTTTTAAGCGGGGCGATAAGCGAATTGACTACGCCCCGGAACGTTTCGGAATGCTTATATGCGAGGATTAGCCCGCCGACCAACGCCGCTACCGCGATAACCACTAGCCCAATGGGGTTGGCGTCGAGCGCGACATTTAGTAGCCATTGCGCTATCGACCATGCTTTAGCGGCTGCGGCTGCGGCCTTTTGCGCTACCGTCGAAATATTCGTAATCAGGGCGTTAATCTTGATTACCGCGTTAGCGACGAGAATAGCGGCGGATAGCGCCGCCACAACCCCGACCAAAATCTTAATCGCGGTTGTATTCTTGGCGGCGAATTCCGCCATAGTTTGCAGGATAGGTACTACCGCTTCAATGATCGGTAGCAGCGCCATGCCTAGCGACTCCTGTAGCTCGGCAATCGTATTCGATAGCCGCGCCATAGAGCCCGCAGCGGTATCGGCTTGGTCGGCCATAGCGCCGCCAGTTTTATCGCCTAGCTCAGTCATTATCGTGGAAAAATCTTTCGATTCTTTCGACGCCTGCGAGAGCCCCGGAACGAGTTTAGATAGCGCCGCCGTTTGCCCCGTGTAGCCCTTAGCGATAGCGGCGGAAACCGTGCCCAAATCCTTGCCCGTCGCCGCCGAGATATCCATAGCCTGTTGCAAATAGCCCTGCGCGCTAGCGACGTCGCCCGTCGCGGCTGCGATTTTCTCTAGGGCGGGCCGCAGCTCGTCGTCAGCTACGCCCGTCGCCTGCGAAATGCTGCTAATCCAATCCTCGGTTTGGGCGATTTGCTCGGCGGTAGCGCCCGTCGAGCGCTCTAGCATGCCGCGCAAATGATCCTGCGCGGCGGCGTCCTCCATAGCCGCTTTAGCTGCGCCGACGCCCGCTACCGCGATAGCGCCCAATGCGGCGGCTGCGGGTAGCGCCGCTTTCGTCAAACCCGCATGGGCCTTTTCGCCCCGCGTCATGGTGTCCCCGAGGGCCTTATCGACTTGCCCGAGCCCGCGCACGGCGTCGGCGGTATCGGCGCCGATCTTGATAAGGATATTGCCCGGGCCCGCCATTAAACGAGCCCGTACGCGCGCATGATTTCGTAAACCTCGCGCCTGTAGATATCGGGGGCCTTGCTATCCGCGAACCGCTCGACGGCAGGGGCGATCCAGTAGCCCGCCCCGTTGGTCGGTACCCCGAAATGGTTAACGGGGCCAGCGGGCCCGCGCTCCGATCCCCATAGCAGCGCCGCCGCCGACCCCCCGCGCACCCCAACGCGCTTGCTACCGCCAATCGAAACGGCGGGGATTCTGTCGCTTTTTACTTTCGCGCTCGACGCGACGCGGTTAGCTACCGGAACGCCCGACGCCGCCGCCGACGCCTTGACGTCGGTAACCAGCTCGGCGGCGCATCGCTTCGCCGCCTGCCGCAGCTTCCCGTTTGCTTCCTTGCGTAGCTCGGCGTCGAGCTGCTTAAACGCCTGTAGCGTTTCCTGCGCGCCCTTAACCTCGACCGTCATACGCGCGCTCATTTGCCCGCCCTAACGCGCAGAATGTCGACGAGGGTAGCTAGCTCGTTATCGTCGAGGGCCCGGATATCCCCGAGCGAGCATTGCAGGGCTACGGCGCATTCGACCATTAATCTAGTGACACTTCCGGCAGGATAGGGAGGGTTTCCAACGCCCCCGCGTCGGCCTCGACGCCGTACACGGTCGGGCGCCAAACGTCGAAACCCTCGGCAATGCCTAGCGCCGAATGCGCGACGACTAGCAGCGAAAGCATCGGCGGCGCCTCGCCCGGTTTGACGGGGTACCCGTGCCGCATCGCGTAGATTTCCCATTCCGCGAGGGCGGCAGGGCCCGCCGTCCAATCCTCTGTATGCCCGTCTTTGTATTCGACCGAGCCCGCCAGCCGAATCACGACTTACTCCCCGCCTTTTCCCGCGCGGCGGCTGCGTCCGTTCGGGTCGGCGTACCGACAACCGGAAACGAAAAATCAGTCGTGATCTGTACGGCGACGTCGCCGCCGACCGTCACGGGCCTAATCTGGCATTGCCCCGCGTACTGCAACAGCCCATATTCGGTATTCGGTACCCAAACGAAAGCGACTTCCGAGAGGGCGTTATCCATGCAGTAGTTAACGAATCCTGCGGGTAGCTCGAAATCCTGAATGGCTGTCCCCGTCAGGGCCCACGCGACGGTAGCGAGCGGGGCGGGCTCGGGTACCGCGAGGGTCGGGGTACCGTCCTCGTCGCTTACGTCGGGCTCTAGCGCAACGTTTGCGATTTGGTACGAGTGATCCTGCGCGCCAATCGTGAGCGTTCCGGGCCCGAGTCGGCTATCGGCTAGAGGCATATCGGCCTACCTTTCAGTAACGGTTATCGTTGCCAGGATTTCGATAGCGGGTAGCGGCTCGGTATTGGGCCCGCCGCCCCAACTCGTCGGCGTATAGGTGTCGGCTGCGACCGCGAGCGCTACGTCGTCGGCCAGCGCTAGCAGCGCGTCGGTTGCCTCTAGCGAATTCAGCGGATCACCGGACACGACCGTTACCGGAATCGTGTACGTGCGCGAATAGAGCCCGCGCGCGACGAGGGACGGCAAGCCGACGAGTACGCCGAGCGGGTCGGGGAAGAACGCCCCGGGGTCGGTCGCGGCGGTAATGCCCGACCCCGTGAGCTGCGCGGCGAGCGCGGAACGGGCCCGAGAACCTACGGATTGTTCGACGGTAGCCATTAGAAAATCACCGGGCGGCGCCAGCCGATTAGCCGCATGATTTCGGCGCGTTGGTTGCCGAGCGAGTCGAATAGCTGCGACTCGTCGCCGTAGCCGTCAAAGCCCGACGGCGCCGCCCGAGTCTGGAAAATCAGGCCCGCCCAACGAATCGAACCGTTCAGGACGTCGCCATTCACGACCGCGAATTCGGGGTCGTCGAAATAGAGGTCGGTACGCCGCCGCTCGACGGCGGCCTTAACCGCCGCCGTCGCGGAAACGAGCCGCGCGTCGTCGGCGGCGGCGTCGATATACGACGCCACCGCCTCGGGCGTGATCCAGTCGGCCACCGCTAGCCCCAACCGAAAATCAGGGCTAGCGCCAGCTCGACCGCGATAACGACTACCGCCAGCTTTGCGAGGTCGACGGCGGGCATTACGACTTGCGGCCCGCGCTACGCTCGACGCCCGGAACGGCGGCGCCCATTTCCAGAATCTCGGCGGGGTAGTCGGTGTCGAACAACCCGAGCCCGACGACGCCTAGCTCGACGTTCAGGGCGCCGATAGCGTTAGCGGTAATCCGCACGGGCTCGGTAACGCGGGCGTCGATTGCTCGCCGCGTTGCGAGGTAGCGGGCGCCCGCCGCGAGGTAGCCCGAAACGTAGAGCGGGATACCCGCAAACGAGCCCTTAAACGGGGCGCTAATGTCGCCCGCCCCTACCGCCGCGTCGAGCTGCTTAGCGTCGGCCATTGTGCCCCAAACGTCGGGGGCCACAATCATTACCTCCGGCGAGCGGGTAGAGGCATTCCAGAAATTAGCGATGCCCGCGCCCGGGGTCGTCGCTACGTTTGTCGCCGCTTCCGCCAGCTTCGCCGCGATCTTTTCCTCGACCGCATCGTAGAAATTCTGAACCGCGAGCGCGTACACGGTTTGCAGGGCGTCGGGGTCGGAGCGCTCGACCGTGACCCATGAGAACGCGCCCGCCCAATCCCACCGCTCGACGTTGGCGGTACCCGTTCCAATCGTCACCTTTGAGGTAGTCGCGTCGGCGTCGAGGTCGGGCGCCCATGCTCCAACCGGGCCCGCGACGACGCGCGGCTTAATCAGCGACGTACCAAACGAGGGAATGGGACGCCCGCCGAAAATCTCATAGAGCGTACGGTCGGTGTTGTTCGGGCCGATCATCTCCGACACGTAGGCGGGCGGCAGAATGCCCGGAACGTCGGTAGTGATTGTCTCGGCTAGCGCCGCTTCGATAACGCGGATAGCGGCGCCGTCGCCGCGCTGCGCGGCGAGCATATGGAACGTGAATTCGGCGCCCGTCAGCTCGGGGCGGCGTTCCGCCTGTACCCGAATCGTCGGGGGCGTCGGCGTCGGGTCGGGCTGCGGATCGGGCATCGGGGGTACCTCCGGTTCGGGGTTTTCGGTTTCCCGAGCGGCGGCTACGGAATGGACGTCGGCGCCTGCAATCGCGCCGATGCTTACTAGGCTCGTTTCGTATACGGCGGCGTCGGTGACGTTCAGGCGGCCCGCCTCGTCGCGCTCGGCGGCTATGACGTCGGCGCCGATAGAGAACGAGCCGCGCGAACCGCTCGCGGCTTGCGATAGCGCCAAATCGCCTAGCGGCGTTTGGTCGACGCGGAACGTTGCGAGGGCGCCGTCGGCGCCGCCGTCGAGCTGCGCCAGGACGCCGACGGGCTGCGTCCGGTCGTGGTCGAGTAGCAGCGGCGTCCGGGCCCGCATGAGTCGGATAGAGCCCGGGGCGAATTGGTATTCGACGCCCGCGATACGGGCGGGCGTATTCCATGCCACGATTTGCCCCGTAATCGTGCGGGCCTCGCCGTCGGTTGCCTGAACGTCAAACGCAAATTGGATCATCGTTAAACCCTCCCGGGCTGTAGGTCGGGCGACGGCGCCGCCGGAATGCCTAGAAGCGCCCGGGCCTCGTTCCGGTCGATAAGCCCTGCCGCCTCTAGGTCGATTGCGTATTTGGCGGCGGCCTCGGGGTCGGAACGTAGGAACGCCTGAACGTCAAACGCGACACGTTGCCCGCGCGGGGTCGCTTGCGGCGTCGATAGCGTCGCTTCGATTGTGTGGTAGTGAACGGCGCAAGCCGACGAAACGAATAGGGCGAGCTGCGAACCGAGGTTTGCGTACAGCATCGCGCTAGCCCCTCCGGTCGGGCTCGCCCCAATCATGGAAACCGGAACCGAGCAAAGGCGCGCGCAGTCGGTAGCGACTTGCGCGCGGGCCTCGACTAGCTGTAGGTCGGCGGGGGATAGTTGCTCGCGTGAATAGGTCGCGCCCTGTAGGTAGGCGATGCCGTTAATGCGGCGCGTCGCCTGAAACTCGTCGACCATGAGGGCCGCGTCGTCGGGCGAGATATCCGAGCCCGATTCCGCCTGAATCACGCCTGCGGGTAGCTCGACGCTTGCGAGCCGCCTAGCGGCTTGCTCTAGGTCGAGCGCTGCGAGCAACGCGGGGCCGCCGACGTCGAGTACGCCCGGATTGGGCGAGTCGAAACGTAGAACGTCGTCGGCGGGAACGACGCCGCGCTCGCCGTCGATTCGGTAGCCCTTTAGCTCGGCGTAGCCGCCGCCGTGATCCTTAACCTCGGGCTGTACGTTGCCGTGGGGTTGCCAGCGCGCCGCGCGCGGGAATCCCTCGGGGTCGCGGCCTATCACTTGCCAGTACGCGCGCCCGTGGAAAAGTAGGTCGTCGACGGTCGCGCCTATCGTGGCGGCGCCGATTGTGTCGGGGTCGGGCTGCGTCAGTAGCGCCCCGGGCTCTAGCCGCTCGTCGCCTCGGTAGCGGTAGAGCGGCATTTGTACGATTGCGTCGACTATGAGATTGCGGCACATCGCAAGCGGCGGAATCGACATAGCCGACGCCCTCGAAATCGTCCCTTCGATTAGGGCCCATGAGACTTGCTCTAGCGCCGTGCCGCGCAAGGCGGGGGTACGCCTCGTCGCAACCTCGACGCCCTCCGCCGAGGGCGTCGGGGCTGCGACCAAGCGGCGTAGAATTCCCACGCCCCCAACGCTGCGCCTCGGGCCGCTCGGGGGCTACCGCAGCGTCGGGGTATATCCGTACCCCGACGCGGGTATCTATGCGGCCCTTGACGTTTAGCCGCCCCGTCGCCTAGTGTTTTGCCGATAGCCCGATGCGTCGCCGCCGCCGACAACCCCGCCCGCGAGATTTTGCGCCCCGAGCGCCCTAGAGCTGCGGCGGGCAACGCGGGCCCTCGGTCGTCGCAATGCCGCCATGCTCGCCGCAGCTAGGCGGTTGGCCGAGGGCCCGCGTTTGTTCATTCTGAACCTACTACCGAGGGGATGCAATAGTGACCAATTCAGTAAGTGAAAGAATCGCCCGTCTAGTCGAGCCGTTGCAATCGGATATCGCAGCGCTCGACGTCGAGATACTGGCGGTCGAGTCGCGGCTAGAGGGATTGAAAGCCGACCGCCGCCAGCTACGCGCCGTCCTGAAAGCGACCGAGCCGAAATCCGCCAACGGCGGCAAGCCGGGGCCGAAACCAAAGCCCGCGCAAGTGATACCGCCGAGCGACGATGCGCTAGAAACCGTGCGCGCGTTCATTCGCGCCAAGCCCGCCGACGAACGCGGGCAAATCGTCGCGGGTACGCTCGCCAACGAAATGCAAGCCGCCGCTACCGACGACAACTACCCGCGCAAAGACACGGTACGCCGCGCCGTGCATACTCTCCATGCAAACGGCGAGCTGCGGCTAAAGCGAACGCGCACGGTCGGCGGCGGCCTCGTCTACAGCTACCTCGGAGGTTAAAGCTATGTCGCGTCGCAACGGAACGCCGAACCGTTCAGCGTCGCTCTACCAATTCCGCGATATCGACGTAATGCTTGCCGTGCGCGACTTCCCTAACGGGGTCGCGGCGAGCGAGCTAGCCGACGCTATCGGGCTCGGGGACGAGGGGACGCAAGCCGCCGCTATCCGGCTCGCATGGATGCGGCGGTTTGGCATGGTCGCGTATGACGTCGATAGCCGCCTCTGGCGGTTGTCGGCGGGCGGCGAGCGGGTAGCCGACGCAAAGCTGCGCGCCGCCGTCGCTACGCAGCTCGACGAAATGCCTAGCGAATCGCTCGTCGAGGTAATGGCGCATGTAACGAACCGCTACCGCTTTGGCGATCCTCTAACCGCCCATTTGCTGCGGCGCGAATTCCTATTCGGCACGGCGCGCCGTGCCTAGTCCTAGAGCGCGCGACCGTTCCCGGTACAGCCGGGGGATGGTACCCGGGCCGCCCTACTGCGCGACCGCCCCCGGACGCGCGCTCTAGCAGGGGGGGCGCCGTACGTCTGACGGCATCCGGCGCCCCCCCTAGTTAGCGGGGCCGCGAGCTAACGACCATCGCGCGGGGCCGCCGCTCGGTTCGCAGCTCGTGCCCGACCGCCCATACCATCGCCCGGGCTAGGTGAATGGCGGCGGGCGAATGCTTCGTCGAGAGCTGCGTACCCATATCGGGAATCGTTACGGGCGTCGCCGTGAGAACGTGCGCCGTCAAGTCCTCGCCGCCGTCGTGAGCTAGGCGCCCGTCGACGAGGGCCGCGAGCGTCGGCCCGTAGCCCTGCCGTTGCTCGGCGGTACCGACCCGCTGCGCCGTCACGCCCGGTATCCGTATGCCTACGTGCGCCTCAAACGTCGCGGGGTAAAGCAACGTTGCTTTGCGGCCCTCTAGCGCCGCCTCTAGCGCCGCCCACATCGCCCTACGCGAGCTGAACGCCGAGCCCGTGACGTATACGCGCTCGCCCTCGACGCCCGCCAGGACGTAGCCGAATGCCTGCCCGCCCGGGGCGTCGGATACCGCCGCCGTCAGGCGCCCGGGCGGTAGCGCGAAAGGCTCGTCGACGCAGGCGCGCCATTGCGACGCGCCGACCCATGCCCGTTCGCCGCGTACCCATTGGTTGAGGTACTGCGTCCTGAAAGCGTTTTCGGAAATGACGGCACGGCGGCCCGCGAGAAACGTTCGGCGGCGTTCAGTCCAATGCGGCGACGCGGCCCGCCATGCGTCGAGGTCGTCGGGGTCGGCCTCGGGCGCCGCCGACCATTCCAAAATCAGAATGTCGGCGCTATCGGGGTCGCGTAGCTGCGCTAGCGCCGTGTCGCGGTCGCGGCGCAGTAGCCCGCTACCGCCGTCGCCCGCCGTCGAGACTAGCCAGAGCTGCGGGCAAACGCGCTCGGCTTGCGTCGGGCCTATGGCGTCGTCGACGACGGTTTCGGCTATCCGCCATGCCTCGTCGACGAACGCAAGCGAGATACCCGAGCCTACGCCCGAGTCGACCGTCGCCGCCGCGAGCCGCCACGCCGAGCCGTCGTGTAGCTCTATCGCTTCCTGCCCGTTCGCGTTGCGGATCTTCGCCCCGGTCGAGCGCTCTAGCGCGACGGCGGCGGGCCGCCAAATCTCGCGGGCGGTTTCTCGGAGGTTCGCTACTTGCAGGACGCGCTGCGGCTCGCCGAATAGGTCGGCGGCGCCGAGCCGCCAGCCGCAAGCGCCCCGGGCCAGCACCGATTTGCCCGACTGCCGCGATACCGTCAGGATCACCATTGCCCATCGCAGCGAACCGTCTGCCCGATGCTCTAACGCGCGGTCGAGGGCGTAGGCTTGCCACGGTCGCAGCTCGTCCCCGAGGTAGCGGCGTATCCAACCGCGCGCCTCGGGCCCGTACGAGCCCGTAACGTCAGAGGGTCGGGGAGTCTCCAATCGCGGCGGCACTAGCTCGGGGATTTCCTGCAATGCTCCGATAACCGCGCGCGATTCTGGCGGCTTTATTGGGGAGATATTCGATACTGA